TAAGGATAACAGCCCGACCATGATGTTACACACCACCCTCACTGGGCAGTTATCCTTACTGATGTTGATTGAGGCGATGGAGGGTTACCGCATACCTGTCAGGTCTGCCAACACTGACGGTATTGTGATGGAGGTGCATGAGTCTAGGTACGATGGCTACCTCAAGATTTGTGAGGCATGGGAGAAGCATTGCGGGTTAGAGACTGAAGAGACACGCTACGAGGCGTTGTTCTCGCGTGACGTTAACAACTACATAGCGATCACTACAGGCGGCAAGGTGAAAACTAAAGGTGCTTATGGCACTACCGGTCTGATGAAGAACCCACAGAATCCGATCTGCTCTGAAGCAGTGGTTGAGTACTTACACTCACATACCCCTATTAGTGAGACAGTGCAAGCGTGCACAGACATACGTAAATTCATTACCCTACGCACGGTCAACGGCGGTGCGGTCAAGGAAGGGTACACATTAGGCAAGGCGATCAGGTGGTACTACTCGACCAACTGCCGTGGCGAAGAGATTCATTACAAGACCAACGGCAATACCGTACCGCGCTCCAATGGCGCACGCCCTATAATGGATTTGCCGGATACTCTGCCGGACGATATTGATTACACGTGGTATATCAACGAGTGTGAAGAGATACTGATGGCGATAGGTGCAGTGAAGCGACCCGTCACTCAGAAGTTACCACGTAAGAATTCAAAGGCGTGGAAGGCGCTTCGCGATCAAGGTAAAATCAAAGAGGGTAGAAGCCCTCGCGATAAGTGGGTGTGGGTATCATGAGTAAACCAGAAGCAGCGCCGTGGTCGTTCAGCAAATTCAAAGCATTCAACACCTGTCCTCAGCAGTTCTATAACAACAGAGTCCTTAAGCTGTTTCCACAAGAGGAGACAGACGCCATGCGCTACGGCACACTCTTTCACGAGGCCGCTGAGAACTACATAGGTAAGGGTGAGGAGTTACCAATGCCTTTCCAGTTCGCAAAGGCTGCGCTGGATAATCTCAATGCTATTAGCGGTGAGAAGCTAGTCGAGCAGAAGATGGGTATCACAGCAAACCTAGACCCCTGCGACTTCGATGCAGATGATGTGTGGTGGCGTGGTATCGCCGACCTGAATATTATTAACGGTAAGGTAGCCTACTCAGTGGACTACAAGACCGGAAGCAGGAAGTCAGTTGCCTACTCAGACAAGGGGCAGCTTGAGCTAATAGCCCTCGCAATATTCACAACTTACCCTGAGGTAATCACAGTGAAAGCCTCTCTATTCTACGTAATCGCCCCTGCTTTTATTAAAGAGACGTACCACAGAAGTGATGCCAGTACTTTGTGGGTCAAGTGGATAGGGAATTTCAACATGATGGCGGCGGCCTACAAGAACAACGTATGGAATACCAAACAATCGGGGCTGTGCTACGCGCACTGTCCTGTACTAGAGTGCCCACATAATGGACGAGGATAATACAATGACTGAAGCGGATGAAATCGACATGGCAAACACTGCCATTATGCTTAATGACGCAGTGGAGAAGAGATTATCTTCAGCACTGCTAAACACACTACGCGGAATGCCTTCGAAATATGGTTGGTCATCAGACGATGATCCGATGAATAGTTATAATCCCGCTGTTGCCCAAATGCACATAGAGATTGCGTTAATGAACTTACTTAAACCCAGTCTTCAAACCCTGATTCGGCAGGAAATCATGAATGCCTTTTCCCAATCAAATGGCTGTACAAAACTGGTCAAAACAGGCGACACTATAGGCTTAGACTTCAACATGAACCTGAGATGAAAAAGAAACGGGACTACAAGCAGGAGTACAATACTCAGAAGAGTCGTGGAGAGCACGCAGGACGTATGGAGCGTCAACGTGCACGCCGCAAGTTTGACTCCGATGATACCGGCTCAGTCCATAGGAAGTCACCCAAAAGGGCAGGCTTGGACCTTAGCCACAAGAAAGCGATACACAAGGGTGGCAAGAACAGTGACGGTGTTAGGTTAGAGAAGCCTAGTACCAATAGAGCACGGAACGGGCACAGCAAGAAGAAAGGTTAGTAGTAACTAGTTAGGGTATACCCTAACACCCACGAGTGACCGACAACGGGTTCACTCTGCATTTGCGTCTGAGGAGAATACGTGGAAATCATTGAAGACAAGGCTCTGATGCTCAGGGTGCATAACCCTAAGCAAATAACAACAGTCATACCAAAGAGCCGCGAACTGAGCGACAATCGCGTGCTGGTCAACTGGGGGATGGACGAGGCAAGGGTTCTACGTAACCTCAATATAAAAGCCCCCGCTCCGATCAGCAGGCAGTATCGTTGGACAGGTAGGCACGCCCCCTTCGCCCACCAAAAGGTCACTTCAGAATTCCTCACCATGCACATGAAAGCGTTTTGCTTCTCAGAAATGGGCACCGGTAAGACTGCGAGTGCTATCTGGGCAGCCGACTACCTCATGAAGCAGGGCATCATTAAGCGCGTGCTGGTGATATGCCCCCTGTCTATTATGGATTCTGCGTGGCGCAACGACCTGTTTACCTTTGCCATGCACCGGACGGTGGAGGTAGCCTATGGCACTGCCGCTAAACGTAAGGCGATTATTGAGCGCGGTGCTGAGTTTGTCATAATCAATTATGATGGGCTGAAGATAGTCTATGACGAGGTAGCGGCGGGTGGGTTTGACCTGATTATAGCTGACGAGGCGACCCACTATAAGAACGCCCAGACAGACCGCTGGAAGGTACTTAACAAGTTAGTGCAACCGAACACTTGGTTGTGGCTAATGACCGGTACACCAGCAGCACAGAGTCCCACAGACGCCTACGGACTAGCCAAGCTGGTCAACCCCACTGGCGTACCACGCGCCTTCGGTGCCTTCCGCGATCAGGTTATGTACAAAATCACCCAGTTCAAGTGGCTACCCAAGCCCACAGCCAGCCAGACTGTGCATAGGGTGTTACAACCAGCGATCAGATACACCAAAGACGAGTGCCTTGACCTGCCAGAAATGACCTACACCAAGCGTGAGGTTGAGATGAGTAGGCAGCAGCAGAAATACTACGGCATCCTCAAGCAGCAGATGGTGATGCAGGCAGCAGGTGAGCAGGTAACCACGACCAATGCCGCTGTTAACCTTAATAAGTTACTGCAATTGTCGGCTGGCGCAATCTACACGGACAACGGTGAGTCACTGCAATTCGACATAAAGCACCGGTATAAAGTACTCAGAGAAGTTATAGAAGAGACCTCACAAAAAGTCTTGATATTTGTACCATTCACGCACACTATCAAGATACTCGCAGAGAAGCTGAACTCAGATGGCATAACTGCTGAGGTGATCGGCGGGAGCGTAAGTGCTCCAAAAAGAACTGATATCTTCAAGCGGTTCCAAGAGCAAGACAACCCTAAGGTGTTAGTAATACAGCCTCAGGCAGCGGCTCACGGAGTCACGCTTACAGCCGCTAACGCCATTGTTTGGTGGGGGCCAGTCTCTTCGCTAGAAACCTATTTGCAGGCCAACGCTAGGATACACAGAGCGGGGCAACGTCATCCATCCACTGTTATTCAGTTACAGGGGAGTCCTGCTGAAAAGCATGTTTACGCAATGTTAGATAATAAAATAAACGTGCACTCAGAAATTATAGAATTATACAAACAACTGCTTGACTAGCTAACGATTAGCTACTATATTGAATGTCCCGATATAAGATCGGCGCGAACGAGGAGAATAGAATGCCAGCCCATACCACCACACCACCAATCCCTCTGGAGAAACTGACCGCCGTATTTATCAAAATGCGCGTGAAGCGGGCTGCGATTACTAAAGCATTCAAGGACGAGGATGCCGCAATCGTATCCCAGATGGATAAGATCAAAGAAGTCCTGCTCCAGTACTGCAAAGATAACGGCGTCAATTCAGGTAACACTGATGGTGGGCAGTTCATACGCTCAGTTAAGACCAAGTACTGGACTAGCGACTGGGAGTCTATGAACGCTTTTATTCTTGAACACAGAGTGCCTGAGTTCTACACCAAGAGTCTTAACCAGACCAACGTTAGGCTCTTTATGGAAGACAACCCAGACATCATACCCCCCGGTCTCAACGTGGATGCCGAGTATGTAATGACTGTCAAGCAACCAACCAAAAAGAGAGGAGGATAGTATCGTGAATGAACAGGAGCAGTATGTTCCAATTGAAAATGTGGCTAAACACTTCAGTGTGTCTATCTCCACAATACGTGCGTGGGTTCGGCAAGATAGAATACCGAAGAACACGTATATGAAACTGGGTACTACTTACAGGTTTAAGCTCAGCGCTGTGGAAACAGCTCTGGTGCAAGGGCCGCTGGAAGCAACTGATGAGGTACTCACAACGGCAAAACCAGCTAAAAAACCAATTGAACTGTACTAGGAGAATACGTTATGTCACAAGAAGTAGGATTGTTTGGGAATAACACCCCCGTTGTAATGAGTGAG